TCTTTTTCGTACCATTCATCAAATTTCATGGTTTGGCCTCCTTGATGTGGATGTCTTCGGTTTTACTGAGTGCGTGGAAGAGGTCATCCATTCCCCGGCCCATGGCCTCGATGAGGCGTGCGGTCTGGGCGGGGTCCCCTTTGGCCAGGGTGATCCAATCGCCTGCGCGGGTCAGGTGCAGGTTTCGGACGTTGGCCTCCAGCACACTGATGGCGGAGGCGCTGTTGAGTTCCGCTTCTTCGCGGGGGATGAATTTTGCTTCTTTCACTTTGAGTTCGTGGGTTAATAGCTGGGTCTGCTTTTCCAGTTTGCGGGTTTCCAGTTCCAGTTTTCGGCGCTGGGCCTGGTCAAGACCGGCGGCGGGATCCCCCAGGTAGGTGAGGCTTTTGGCGTACAGAAGCAGGTCCCGCTTTAAAAAGGCTCCGTCCTTTTGACGGGGGACCAGGGGCGGGCGTTTCCCTTTGGGTTTCAGGTCCGCATAAAACTTGCTGGGGGCGATTTTGTACCCTTTGGCGCGAAGGTAGGCCAGGGCCTCTTTGACTGTTTCAAAGGCGTCATCTTCCGGGAAATAGGCGCCCCATAGGCGGTTGATCAGTTCGTCCAGGGCAACTCGGGCGGATTTTAAGTCCTTTTGGCGGGCGGCGCTGGGGTCGTCGTTGTAGCTTTTCAGGCAGTTCACCTGGGCGTTTTTGTGGATCTTCAGTTCTACCTTGTCGGCGTCGGTGGCTTTTTCGAGTAGGGTGGTAAATTTGTCCATGGGTTGCTCAGATTATTTTATATGGGATGGGTTCGGGTTGCAAAAGGGCCATTTCCTGTTCATCGACATCCAGGGCTGCCCCCCAGAGTTCCGTGATTTCAAACCCCACACTGCTTTTGTATGGGGTGGGGCCTATCTGGTGTTTGGTATAGGGGATGCTCATTTTTTCGGCCAGGGCCATTTCGTTTTGGGTCCCCTTGCTTTTTCCGTCATGGATAAAAATGGCGCGGTCGGCGTCTTTCAGCACGTCCTTTGAACGGTGCTCGAAGGCGCCTCGTAGGTATCTGAAATTTAAAAAATGCAATTTCAGAGGGATGGCTTTTTCTTTACATAGGGCGCGGGCGGCTTCACAAACCCCCTCCGGTTCGGCATGGGTGACAATTTCCGTGATGTGATACTTTTCGATTTCTTCCATGAGGATGATTTTGACCCGTTCATCCTTCAGGGTGCGGCTGCCATGTACGGATAATTTCATGGTTTTCCGGCTCCTTTCTTTGCGGCCTTCCGTTTCTGGGTTTCAAAGTCCAGTGCCCCTTTTTTGGGGTCGTGCAAGTTGTAAATGGTGGCTTTATGCTGATGGCACACTTCGGATTCTTTCAGCCTGGCGTCGGCCTTGTCGTAAATCTGGGCCACCACGTCCAGGCGGGGGTGCTGGCCTTTCTGGGCCAGGGCGTGGATCCACTTCTTTTTCTGGGTGTTCTGGCGCTCCATGCTTTCCTTTACGTGCTGGCGGAGGCGGCTTTTGGGGTTCTTGCTGCATCCCACATACCGGATGTCGCTGGTGATGGGGTCGATTAAGAGGTAGACCTGAAACGGTTTTTCTTTTTTCATAATGGGATCCTTATGGTGCGTTGATAGGGGTGAATGATTTTGGCGTCGGTGGGCTTTCCGGGTTTGATGCGGACGGCATCCCCGAACATCCGGCGTAAAAAGAGGGTGTCGCGCTTTTCGCTTTCCATGGTGCGTTTGGCGGCCTGGCCTCCCGGTCGGAAAAAGGTGGACTTGGGCGCCTGAGCAAAATGGAAGCGCTGATCAATCCAAACATGGCGGTGGTAATAGGCGTTAAGAAGGTTGATCCAGTGGCTTTCGGCGGCGGTGGTGTGGGGCGTAAAATGGAGGTGCGGGGACTTTCGGAGGCCGAAAGCGCAGGCGTTGATATAGCCCACCAGGGTGATAGGGCGGTGGGCGGTGTAGTGCTTTGGGTTTGGTGCCCGGTTGAATCCAAACAGGTAGGCGCCCGCGTCTTTGGCGGCCAGGTAGGTGGTTTGGATGAGGTGGTTTATTTCCGTTGGGTCAAGATGGTTTTTGCGGTTGTTTCCGGGGGTGGATAGGCGGCTCACAAATTTGATGTCGTCATCCACCTGGAAATGGTCCCCGAATTGTTCATAAATGGCCTGGCGTTTGGTGGCCAGGTTCTTGAAAGGCGGGTGGGCGATAATCTCGGCGGCGGGGTGGTGGTCCCGGTATGTCGAAAGCTGGTTCTCGGGCACATGAAGGATGGCGCCTTCGATGTGGGTCAAGACTTTCCCCGCCCGGTGGGCGGTGGGGATGATTATCGGGATTCCCATAATTCTTTAAATTTCTCCACGGTCAGGATGTTGGCGCGGCCTATTTTGCTGTCGGAATAGCTTTTGGCCAGGTCTTCCAGTGCCAGGGCCTGGCGCATGAAGGTTTCATCCACGGTGTTTTCGCATATGATCACAAAGGCCGTGTACCCTTCGCAATATTGCGGGATGATGGCCATTTTGGGCTCAACGGAGGCCTGCATCTGCTTTTCAAAGTCGGTGATGTCGCCATTTGCATCCCCTGGCGCTGCCTGGTTGGCGGCTGCGGCGGCTTCCTCGGGTGTCAGGGGTTGGTGGGTGGCATCTATGAAGGCATTCAGGTCCTCAGGGGTTAATCCGGTCGATGGGGCCAGGGCTTCTATTTCCGCCAGGGTGAAGTCGGCGGCCAGGGCCTGGAAATCCCAGGCGGATCCCTCGGCCAGTTTGTTGTCGGCTATTCGGTAGGCGCGGATCTGGTCCGGTGTCAGGTGGTCGGCCTGGATGGTGGGGACCGTTTTTAATTTTAGCTGTTTTGCGGCCAATAAACGGCCATGCCCTGCTATTAAAACATTTTTTTCGTCCACCAGGATGGGGATTTGGAAGCCAAATTTCTGGATGGATTGGGCGATTTTGTCCACCTGGTCCTGGGGGTGGGTTTTGGGGTTGTGTTTGTAGGGGACCAGGTCGCAGGTTTTCAGGGTTTCAATCTGCATTTAGATCAGCCCCTTTTTCCGGGCCAGCCACACGGGCACATGGATGGTGGCCTGGCGGTATCCGTTCATTTTCACAATCTCGATCTGACTTCTGGGGAGCCAGTGCTCCTCGGTCCCATCGTTGATCAAAATGGCGTTGGGCGTTGTTTGCGGCACATCGGCGAATATTTCCACAATTTTGGCGTCTACGGTTTCCATGACAACTCCTTTCCGGCGGGGCGGTGAATCTGGCAGAAGTCGGTCCCCCGAAGGGCGATGAAGATAACGGGGACCAGGATCAGGGGGCAGAGGAAAATGGTGGCCCACATGAACAAAACGGCGGATATGGCCATGAGGGCCAGGACCAGGGCGGCGGTGATGGTGAAAGTAAGGGGTTTCATGGGGTTTCTCCTTTATTCAAAAAGGTGCAACTGATTCGCGGCCTTTTCCACCACCAGCATGCCATCGATGCGCTGATCCTGTGAAAATGTGCCGATCTGGTGACTGTGACATTGATCACCTGTCCATGTGCAGCGGACCGCATGCCACCGATAATCACGCACATGGACAAACATGTATGCGATTGGCTGACGGTCAACGAAACGATACGCGGTGGGCCTTTTGGGGCAATATTCAAGGTGGCATTCACCATCCGCCCACCATTCGGCGCGGTCCGCGTGGATGCGGCGGCGGTTAAGGATTAGATCGGCGGTCAATTGAGCACCCCCGGCAAAATAAGCGGTGAAGGGTGTGTAGGACGGGATCTTTGTTCCGCCTGCTGCCTGGCATAAAATGCGGCCAGCTGGATCATGGCTTTGCCCAGGACGTCGAAAACAGCGATGGGGTTTGTGATAGGCCCCTTTACCGAGACCTGGTCGTTGGCGAGCATTTCGATGGTAATGGTGGCCACCACGCGGGGCTCCTGCTGCTTCTTTTCTTCTTTTAATCGTTGTCCTTTTCCCATTGTTTTATGTTCCCTTATAAAAGATAGGTGCGGTTGTCAGGGGGCGGGCGGCGGTAACCTCCTGTCTTTGGTAAACGCTGCACCAGGGGCGATGACGCCCGCCCTTTTCAAGGCATATCCGGCACACCGGCACGGTTTCCCCGAAACACCCGCCCAAATCTTCCACGGTGGGCCTTAAAAGCATGGCCTGGAGGGTCGGGTCGAAGGGCGCCAGGATGTTGTCAATGGCCGCCTGGGCCTTTTCGATGCGGGTTTCTAGGCTGCTGACGGCGCCATTTCGGGCTTTGATGTTGAATTCCTTCATCCGGTTGCGGATGGTGTTGATACTGCACCCCAGGCGCTCCGCCATCTCGGGGATGGTGTATTGGGCGTATAATTCCGCCAGGGACCGGGGGTCGGTGAGTTCGGGGATGTTTAAGCGTTGTGGTGCCATGGTTTCCTCGTTAATGCGGCTTTATCCAGGGCCAGGGGCCTTTTCGAAAACGATAGGGTGGTCCCGGGCCTTTTCATCCCCGGCAGCCATCGGTTGAGCCATTGCCATGCCGTATCCCCGCCGCATTTTGGGCACAGGGCGCCCTCGAAGAGGTAGTCGCAGGTGATGCAGATTTTCGCCTTATGTAATTCCATTTTTCACTCCCTTCCCCCTTTCATAAATTCAAATCAATCATCCAAACGCCCGGGATGATCCCGTGGGCTTTGGTTTTACATGAACCAGCCTTTGGGGAGATAAGACTGAATCCATTCTCGGATATCAACGCCGGCCTGGTGGGCTTCGGCGGGATCCTTTCCTTTTGGGATGCGGAGGATTTTGGCCTTTGGGAATTGTTCCCGCCACCACGTTGCGGCGGTTTGCCCGGCTTTATCGTTGTCCAGGGCCACCAGGATGATGGAGGCGTTTTTGAGTGCCTTCCAGGCGGTGGCGTCCGGTTTGCGGGAAGAGTTCCCCAGGGCGATGACGCCCGTCATATCACCGGCCTCGTTGGTGATCAGCAGGCCGTCCAATTCGGACTCAACAATGGTGTAGGCGGGCCTGCCTGGCAGGTGCAATTCCAGAAAGCACCGCATGTCACTCCCCGGCACCACATAATAACGGGGGTCATCTTTCAGGCGGCGGATGCGAAGGCGGGTCACGCGGCCCTTGACGATGCAGGGGATGACCAAACCTCTGGGGACCCATAATTTTTTCGGGGTGCCGTCGGGTTTGAGGACGGGGGCGAGGTCCCAGGCGGAACGGGGTCGAAAGATGTCTTTCCCATTGTTTCCGATGTTGAAGCCCAGGCGGCGGATTTTCATCTCAATCTCATTGATGCCCCGGTCTTTGAGCCACTGGCGGCATTGGGCCGCGTCGGGATCCCCGGGGGTCATCATCAAATTATCCTGGGACCAGGCCACCAATGCTTCCGCTTTTGCCAGCCAGGTATCGCAGGGGGGCTGATCCTGCGGGGGTGGGGTGTATTGTTCGATTGTGGGTTGAAGGATGCGGCCCGGAATGGTTTTATCCTGGATGGATTTCGGGATTTTTGGGATTCCCGTGGGTTTTGGGCGGGCAATGGTTTTGCCCAGGTGTTGGCATGCCTCCTGGAAGGAATAGTTTTCAAAATCCCTTAAAAACTGGATGCCGTCCCCGGCGCTTGAGCATTGGCGGCACCAGAAGGAGCCTTCGCCCTGGTTTTCATCCGGCCAGACGTGGAAACGGTCTTTTCCGTTGCATGCTGGGCATGGGCCATGATATTCGCCGCCTTTGTGGCTGCTGACCCTTTTCAGGGTCACGTGTTTTTGGGCTAAATCAAGAACATTCATGGGGCGAAACTCCTATCTGGACCATCATTTTTCCTTCCCTCTTGACTCAAAAAGTCTCTTTTCAATGTGAAAACAACTCTTTACTTCTCTTTTCTTCTTTATTATTTGGACCATTGGACTATAAAAAGCCTATATGATAGGAAAAACATAAGTAAGGTTTTAAAAGTCCGGCATATATAGGGGGAATGGTCCAATGGTCCAATGGTCCAGCTAGGGTTCCAGTAAGCGGAGGCCATGGTAGATCACCGTTCCTTTCTTCTCTTTTTCGAAGCGGTCTTTAAGCAACTTCCCGAAATTCTTTTGGCTGAACTTGCGTTTTGATACATTTTTTTCAAACCATTGCAGAAAGTTGTCATAAAGGGCGGTGGCATTCACCCACGCGTCCTTATGCACAAAACAGCGTTCCTCAATAAAATCGGCCAAAAGGTCTTCATCCCGGCGGTATTCGTCGGTGGCGTCTTTGATAATGTCGGGCGGGTGCAATCCCATTTGTTGCCAACTGATACACCCGCGGACCAGCCAGGCCAGGATACCGGGTCCCTCGGCCTCGAGCTTTCCTGTCAGGTCTTTGTCGGCGGGGCGTTCGTTGTCCTTTTGTAGCGGCCGGTCCACGAAACTATAATTAAACGGGATTAAATGGATCCGTTCCCAGAATGCAAAGTCAGAAGATGGCGCGTGGGGTTTGTGGTTAGTGAGAAGCATCAGGGTGTGGGTGGGCCGAAAAGAAGTTTGCCTTTTATCATGGGGCGCCCGGCCCACCAGGGTATCAGATCCGGACATCCATTTGATGCGGCTGGGGGAAAACTTGCGGCCTTCGTCGGCTTCGGAAGCAAAGGCCATACGGAGGCCTCGGAGTGCCATGATATCCGGGGACGGCCCGGCGCTTGATCTGCTGTGCCCCTGGTCAAGGAGCATTTCCGATTGAATAGGTGCGGCCAGGGGTCCCAAAATGTGGGAGATGGTTTCCACGATGGTGGTTTTCCCGTTGCGACCCTGGCCCCACAAGATGGGCAAGATGTTTTCCTTTGGGACACCGGTCAAGGCATATCCGAAAAGGCGGGCCATGTAGGCGACCAGTTCCGGTTCCCCTGCGAAAATTTCGCTCAACGTCTTTTCCCAGATGGGGCATTGTGCGTCGATGTCGTCCCATTCGGTGGGGGATGCTTTGGTCAGATAGTCAGAAGGCCGTCCCGGCTGGAGGTTCCCGGTGCGGAGGTCCACCACCCCGTTGGCACAGGCCAGGAGCCAGGGTGATTGATCCAGGTGTTCCCCTAAAATGGCCAGGGGCCTTTGCTTGTTTTTGTGGGCCATTCCAAGACAATTGATCCTCCCTCGGTCGGAATTCAGGCGCTTGGCTCTTTTGAAAATTTGGGCTTCGCGTGATCTCAACTTTTTGGTGGTGGATTCGTCTTTGGCTTTGATGGCTGTGTTTATGCCGTCCACCAGGTTATGGGCTTCGGCAATATACGCCTCGACTACTTTATCCACTTCAATATGGGCATTATCCATTTCGTCCAACTCCCAGAAATGTCCCTGCCAGGACATCCACTCTTGTGAAGATTTGTTGAAAACGAAACGGCCATCATTTAAAACGGCGTATAGTATCCCGTCCCCCATCTCGTTGGCCTCAAGACATTGCAAGACAAATGCCGTGAAATCCTTTTCCGCCTGGTCTTTGTTTTCAGTCATTCCGTTTTTCCATTCCGTTTGAAATCTGAAAAATATGTGAACATCGAGCTGGGGGAAAC